TTACGTACGCAGCCGCTCCGGTTTTTTCCACTGGTAAGTCTTTTTCTCGCTCTCCCGGTACATCTCCACGCGGCGACGATATGACAACATCTCCAGAACTCTGATTCGTATGTCGCGCATATCAACGCCGTTAAGCTCGATACCGTCACGGCGCATCACCTCAGCCACCACACGCGCGTAATTTTCGGCTATCACGCTGTCCGGCTGCGTGGCCTCCTGTTTGCCTGCTGGTGGTCTGATCCCGGCAATCTGGCGAATCATTTTGAGCATTTCGGCTTCGGTCATTGTCATGGCCTCCAGAGGATGGGGAAACAATGCCGTAATTGTGGCGACTGATAACGGGAAGGTGAAGCGCGTTTAAGCTGGTGGATGTGGTGCCATGTTTCCCACCAATGGTGGAAAAGTCCACAGCAGGCCGCCCAGCCTCCCCCAATGGGGAATTGTGGAAGAATCAACGGGTTAGGCCTTACCAGCAAAAAAGCACATCAACTGTAACGGAAATCGTTATGGTGATGCAGTCATGTAGACGTTCCGGTCTCCTCAAATCGAGGTTTCCGAAAATATCAGTGGGTTAGCGATTAAGCTGGCGAGTAATTAAACTGCGAAAATTTCGTAGTTTGTGAATATATTCCGGCCTGCTGGTTAACAGTCCTCAGATGTGAGGGATGTAGCCAGCGCAATTTTGCGTCGTCGGATATATCAACAACTTAGCACAAAAATAAGTCAGGCAGATACAAACCTCAAATTTGAGGTTTGCTTGTTTATCAACGGGTAAGGATAATCATCTCCCCTTTAAAGCCCCTTCGAAGGGTTACCCGTAGGCTTAATGTAAGGCTTGGCTGTAGCCTTACCGAACGCTCCGCTCACCGTCGCGGCCTGTCCGGTTTCCGCCACTGATACGGCCTCACATCATCATGCTGGTGGCGCTCCTGTTGCAGCACAACGGAAACAGGCGCTGAACACCTGTTAATTTTGCTTGCTGGTTGTCTGATTCCGGCAATGCTGCGGATCATCTCCAGCATATCGGCTTCGGTGATGGTCATGATTTACACCTTAGGAAATCTTAGGGGGCTGGTTGACACTTTCCGGCTTAAGACCTTAACAAACCTTAACATCGCAGGTTGACACACTTGACACTTTTTCGCGAAAAACCTTATCAAACCTTAGCATTTCTAAGCATGGCAACTTGACACTTTTCGCGATTTTTTCGGCTTTTTGACGTGGTAAATCTGGCGCAAAGCCAGTAACGGCGGGGTTTACAGCGAGGTTGACACTTTTTCGCGTTCAGAGTGTAAAGTGTCAACCCGGCAGACGGCCTGACTTGACACTTTTCGCGAATTTTACGGTCATTAATGGGATGATTTTTCCCACTCAGCCAGGGCGTTTAGTCCGGCTTCACTCCAGTTATCCAGCTCATCGGGACAATCACCTGCAACATAGCAGAGCTCACAACGCAGCATACGAATTGCCAGCCTGGCATTTTCCCGAAAATCATACTGCTCAAAGTAATATTGCCCAGCATAATCCTCAAGGCAGATAGCACCATCATCAAGAAATTGCACTTCACAGCATAATTCCCCGGCTGCATCCTGCACACGCTGCTGTATGTCATCGTCCGTTACTGGTGCAGGGATTTTACCGTCTCTGGCCTTAACTGCTTTCCAGAACTCGCCCCACGTCATTTCCAGCGTTCTCTCTGGCCACATTTCAGAAACGGTATCTTTTCCCTGTGCTGGTGGGCTGTTCCGCTGCTCTGTCGCTTCCACATCGATTTTTTTACCGGACATGACCACTTCGCCTTTCTCGATCCAGTCGTAAACTGTCTGGCGGCTTACGCCTTTGTGTTTGGCATATTCTGCCTTGCTCATAAACATGACACTTCCCCTCAGACTGTATTAATGCGCCGGAAAGCGCGTGTATTTAAATCATCCCAGGAACCGTTGAGCACCAATTAGTTGCGCGAAGTAATCGGCACCAGCGTTCCGAACAATTTCCAACTTAACGTTCTGATCATTGTTTCCTGCTGCAGGGACAATCCCACGATTCATAGCCAGCGCCCGGATCACATCTTCAACACTTACAGCTTTAGCGGCAGCACCATTTTCATGGTTAATAATGCCCTGAATTAGCTTTTTCATGACCTCAAAATTAGAACCATCAATTTTCTCCTTAACACCTAATCCGGTGTACTGAGAAAGATAGCTTTTATAGGACGATGTGTTATTTCCATCAGATGAAGGGGCATAAATATCAATAATCTGATCAATCGTATTTTTGCCGCGTTTCAGGTATAGCATTACCTGCCGATCTAAGGCGGCAATGCCTTCCAGCATCGTCGGGAAGCTGGCAAAACGGGCATTTGGCCCCGATTCCAGAGTAGCCCCTTTTTGTCCTGCGAAATTAAGATTTCCGGGATTGTTATTCCTGATCCCTCTGGATAAATATGCAGATCTGTTTACTTGATTTGAAAATCCCTGCAATCCTCCAGGCCAGACCTTACCCGGATTGTTTTTTTGCCACTCCTGCACTTCGTTAAAATAATCAAAGTTGAAACGCCCCTCCAGCCCTTTCATTTCCTCACTGGTGGTAGGTGTGTTATTTGTAGGAATAGCCAATCCTGCTACTGTTCCGGCTGTAGCCCCAAGAAGACTTCCACCGACAACACGAGCGGCAACTCCGGTTGTTGTGGCTGCCACGGCACCAACTCTTGATGGCCCCGCAAGCACTGCGGCCCCAAAAAGCCAGGGATGTTCAACGGCAAAACCAACAAATCCGCTAAGTGCCTTGGTGACCTTTGCAACGTTTTCGGCAAAATTGTTCAGGTCGTTATTAAAATCCGGGCCATTAACGTACTTACCAAGTTTATCCAGCCCCGTTTCAACATCAGTCAGAATCCTTTTAAAGTTCTCACCATTCATGAAATTCAGGGCAGCATTCGTGGTACCATCAGACATTCTGATTAAAGCGTCTTCATTCCCCGCCATTGCTCCCTGAAATCCGCTGGTAAGCCGATCCCAGTTTTTTTCCAGGTTACTGGTAAGATTCTGATATTTACTTGTATGTGCAGAGGTCAGTAACGAATCATTCTGCGCTGCACGTAACGAAAACTCTTTGTTGAGTTCAGGTATTTTGTCCTGATATTTGACTAACTGGTTAGTAAGACCAAAATTTACCCATCCAAGCCCCATTCCTCTGAAATTGCTCTGGGTAAGACCAGTTCCCTGATATTCCTTTGCCAGCGCTGCAACCTTTTTCAGGAATACAGGCAGGTTTTCAGTCGCGTTTTTATCAGGATTTAGCCCCAGATTAAGCAGGCCGACGCGGGCAGGATGCGATATATCATTTTGTGCTGCTGCCAGTGTATTGAGCACATTGCCAACACCGGAAAAATAAGGCGAATAAGTGCTTTCTGCCGCCTTTAACTCTCCTGGCGTTGCCACCAGCTCATCTGCATTTTTCTGTTTCTCTACAACACTACGGGACATCATGCCAAAGCCAAACGGTCCGGCAACGCCCATAACCGAGAGTTTTGTTCCCCACGATACGGTTGTTTTAAACAGGTTGTTTAATCTTGAAGTGGTCGTCTGTAGTGTAGAATTGATCTGCTTGTAAGTTTTCAGCGTCTGTTGGGCATTTTTCCCCAGCCCGCTGAGATACTTATCAAACATCGTTTCGCCGCGACCTTTATAGTTGCTTACGAACGAATCTGCTGTTTTTCCGCTGCCGACAAAGCGCCCTTTTTCGTCCCTCACTCTCCCGGATACATCCGGTCCTGTCCGACCAGATTTTGCCGCCACGGGTAAGCCTGCCCCCACGCTGCGCCCACTTTGCCCCGGTATTTTCATCGGCGTTCCGGCAGGGCCGATCATCAGCCCGTTGCGATACTTTTCAAAAATTGCCTCAAGCCGTTTGAGGTGTTCTTCATTAACGTCCAGCGTTAGAACTGGCATCTGATTACCTGACATTACAATACTCCTGCGGGATTTTTGAATTTGAGCAGCTCACGAAACTGAGCTGCTGTTTTTACATTCAGACCGGAATCTGCACAGATGTCTCTGAATCCGGCTCCGGCTGAGTAGTCGAGGATGTCGCTGATGACGTGTTCGCCGTCGCGCCAGAACTGACGGCAGGCTTCAATGTCGGCAATGAAGCGATCCATTCCGTAAGACTCAAGGACGAGCATTGAGTGCTCCATATTCCATTCACCGCATCCATAGTCCCCTTCGTCTGCTCCGGGGAATTTATCGACGAGACGCATGTAAAAAAAACAAGTTCACCCGCCACTTCGTCCAAATCAACGATTTCACGCTCCAGCGCCATATCGAGAGGGATTGTGTCGTAGCCTTTGCCCTCCACTGGATAAACAAGGTTTGCCAGGCGAATAATTTCGTTTATGAGCGTATTACGTATGCCTTTCTCCCCATCCCATAAACCGGAGTCACGGGAGATTTTCTCCAGCATAAGGCAGGCAACGCGCGGACCCGCAACAACACCAAGACCTTCAGAAAAAATGGCAGAAAAGGTTTTACTCAGGATGAAGAAATGCTCTTTAAACACCTCTTTGCTGATCGGCGTGGCATGGATCCAGCCATTTCCCTTTTCAGTGCGCACAGGGATAATCAGATTTAAGTTTTTAGCAATTTTCATGATTCACTCACTCTGTTTTTTCCAGTTGAGCCAGCCGCCCGGATATTTCTTCCAGTTTTTCCAGGGCTGGCTTGCAGGCCGCATCAATAACGTCCCGGACCATTCCGGCGAGCTGTTCTTCTGCTGTCGGCGTTGTTACCTCCACACCCGATGGTTTCCCGCCCTTATCCCAAACACCAAGCGGCACGAGCGCAACGTGATCGATAAGGAATGGCGTACCCTCAATGAAAAAATTGTCCTCGCCCATTACATCAGGAACTTCTGCCCCACCGGACGCACCACAAAACACAACCGACGGGCTGGTGGATACCTCCCCCCGTGCTTTCTGGATGTAATCGATGATTTCCTGCCCGTAAATCCGGCATACACCCCACACCTCGTCACCGCGAATATACGGCAACATGACGGTGCCAATAATGCGCGACCGTTCGCCAACGTCTTCAATGGTTTTGCCTTCGGGATGGTCGATAATGACGGGTACTCCGGCGCAACGTTCCAGGAACTGCGGATTGAGATAAGTTTGCGGTGAACGCCAGACAAATTCTTTTTCTTCGGCGCGGTAGGCCATACCGGTTCCTGTAATACGCAGGTTAACCAGCCACATGTTGGAAAACTGATAAGGCGACGGTAGCTGACCGTCCCGAATCTGCTTTGCCGCCTCAATTTCTGTTAAAAGCATAATGTTATCCGGTTATAAGCAATAAGCCCCGCCAAATCCGGCAGGGCTGAACTCAGCACGTTTTTCATGCCCCCGCGAGGCTTGCAGTGTTAATTTTGACCAGGCGACGGGGAGGGATTTTGAAGGCGTTCAGCCAGACGTTCGGATCGCCCTGATATTCAGTAATACGACGACCAGCTTCATCCATTCTTACGGTTTTACCCAAATGGCCCGGCGTGTTTTCCACGGCCCACTGAACACTGTCTTTTGCAGCCTGGTAAATCTGATCTTCCAGCACCGCCAGCGTTGCAGAATCTGAAACGGAACGAATATCCACATCACTGAATTTTTTAGCCAGCTTCTGTGCACCAATTAATGCACGCTTGCGGTAATCCATCGACTTTTCACCAGCAAACGGGGCTGGAGCGCGACGGCCCATATTGCTGTATGCGGAATCTGCTTTAGCCTGGGCTTCTGCCAGTGAGGATTCATCTTCGACTGACGCGACGATGTTTTGATTCGCGTTGTCCTCATCTGCTTTTGTGAAATCCTGTGCGGGGATCGCATTCAGAATTTCGATAATCTCCTGCGGAGTGCTGCCCTGCGACTCTGACAGAGCGTTAACCACCTCCATCAGTTTTAATCGCAAATCTTCTTTGCTTGCTGGCATTGTTACCACCTCTCTTTTTTCACCAAAAAATCACGACCATCAGGCCGGACGTTCTACGGGATAAAGCGCCCGCTGCATTAAACGCCGGGCGACCTCATGAATGCTCGGAGCAATCCCCAGCGGAGAATTGCGGCGTTCCTCGTCCTGGATGCGCTGTAATGCTTCAATCTGCTCACGAGCGAGTAAAACGGGTTTCACGCTGGCTTTTCTCATAGTCATATCTCCTGAACAAAACAACGATTATGATTGCACAAACTGAAATGACGATCTACATCATTGCAATTTATGAAACAATAACGCATGATGATCGCGTTCTTCCCATTGACTTCAATCACCTGAAAAACAAAGCCCGCAACACTTCTGGCTGCGGGCTTTTTACTGGCACAAAAAAGCCGGGAAAAATCCCGGCCTCCGTCACTGACTGCAATTTTTCGATCCAGGGTATTTCCTGAATGCCTTACCATTGGGCTGATGTAATCCCATCCCGGCATGTGCCCGGCTGATGGTTTCGCGCATCTCCCCGAAATTATCCTGCCGTGCTGGTGGGCGTGCTGCCTTGCGGATACATTCCGCGCGACGTTTTGCCGCCTGTTCCCGTGCCTTGTCATCATTCGCCAGCATGATGACCTCAGCCCACCGCGCCGCCGCTCTCCGGTACAGACCACGCGCTTCCAGTGCTTCCGCTTTGCTGTCGTGAATCATGCGCCTGTTTTCTCCTTTGCTGCCCGGCGCTGACGTTTGCGCTTCTCATTCAGCGCCACCAGCCGCGTTTCTGCGTCCTGTTGTTCCTGTGGTGTCACCTCGCCGCACGGCTGGCCTTTCAGGTCGTAGCGTACCCCACCAGCCATTAAGGCGCGGTAATAGCGCGGACACTGCGCATAAGATGCCAGCGTCGCACGTAATGCCCCTGGCCCGAATGCCAGCCCCCTGACGGCGAGATCCTGCATCAGGTCGTCAAATATCCCCACCTTAAGCGGCTTCGGTGCTTCCCGGCTGAATAATTCTGGCCACAGTTCGATAAGGCGGTTAACGCGCCTGCGGTTTTTGCGCTGGCGTTTGGTCATATGCCGCCACGGTGTCGCCCCTGTGGGCTTCTGCTGCGCTTTCTGGTTACCGGGCATCACTTTATGCGCCGACGTGGTTTTATCCTGCTCCTGCGCCGCCTGCGTCGTTTTCTGCGGCGTGCCGTAAATGCCTTTAGGTTTTCTGTTAATGGTCAGCTTAGTCATGCTTTGCCCCATCGTTTTTACTGATTGCTACGTTGCCCAACGGCACTGACACAACATTCTGTTTTCATTTTTAACATTCCTGATTTTTTAATTCCTCACCTGCTGCACAGTGAAAATTTATGAAGTTAATAACAATATGATTTTAAATGTATTTTTAAGTACTCACTTTTTAATCCTTATATATACGCAAAAGTGAGGTAAATAGTTAAGTTTTAGTTAATATCTTGCATGGTGTGTTTTTTAACCTACCTGTTATTTTTATTACCTCATTTCTATTAACTCACCATTCCTCACTTTTGTTCCTCACTTTTTGTTATTCCCGTCCTGCTCCTCACCTGTTTTTCTTGTTGTTGTAATGTCTTGTTTTACAATATGTTTTTCATTCCTCACTTTTTGACCTATATACAGGTGAGAAAGTGAGGAGTGGCGTTGATTTTTTGTTAAATTACCCGCCATCCTCACTTTTGCTCCTCACTTTTTACAGTGGGCGCACATAATCACCGTCAATAGCGATTACGCCGTCGCTTTCCAGCTTGTACAGCCAGCGCCGGAAGTTTTTCATTTCATACCCCAGCTTTTTCATATCATCGCGGAGAAGGGCGATAGTGCACGCCTCCCCGTGTGCTGTTCGCGTTCTGATGCACTGCCATAGCGCAGCGTGATTTTCCGTCTTGTTCCCGGCCTCCTCGATGCGTTCCAGTTCAACAGGTGGGCGCGGCTTATCCACAACCACCAGCGACGTGATTAACTCCCCGTCAGTGTCGGTAAAAAGCTCCACCACGCGTAAATCATATGCAGCCTCTTTCAGTTCCTCCGCGTCCTTCATTTTGGTGCAGGAGATAACCAGGGCTTCACTGTCCGCACCTTCACGGCGAATACGGTATTCAGCGTCCAGAGATGCACGAAATGCACTGGAACCACGCGCCCCTTTTGTTTCATCCTTGCCGGAATGGTGAACCACCAGTACCGTAGCCCCTGTGCGTCGTTTCAGTTCGTCACATCCACGGATAAACGCCCCCATATCCCGCGCGTCATTTTCATCATTACCGCCAAAGCAACGCGCCAGCGTATCCAGAATAATCATGCGTACCGGTTTACCCGTTTCCCGTTCAACCTGACGGGAAGCGATGACCATTTCATCAACATCAAGCGGGACCGCCGGAAAAATCGGGCGGTTTACCAGGTACAGATTTTTCACCCGTTCATCATTAACGATTTCCCATGCTTTGATACGACGAGGGACACCAATGCCACCTTCACCGACGACATACATCACCGAACCATGCGCCACCCTGCGGCCTCCCCAGTGGCGACCCGTGGCAACATGACACGCCCAGGAACACGCGAGGAACGATTTATAGGAACCGCTCGCGCCGTATGTGCTGCACAATGAATTAGCCGGAATCACGCCCTTAACGACATAATCAAGCTGTGTGTCGTACCCTGCAGATCCAATACTCATTGGCAGTGTGGTTTTTCGCTGGTCGTTTTTTTCTTCCTCTGGTATCTCTCCGGACAGTCTTTTCTGGCGCTCTCGTTCCAGATATTCGCGCCACTCCTCGCGTTTCTGGCTGTGCATTCCCTCGGGGTAATAATTCGCATCCCGTACACCTGCCGCCGCCAGCTTTTGCCCGATGGCGTTAATATTTGACGGCTTGATGTGGCCTGCCTTGTACAGCCGGACACAATAGCGACCATCGTCGATAATTTTCAGGTCTGCCAGTTCGTCAAGCTGGCTGTCTCCCAGCCATACAGGCGGCACGTTGTCGCCAGCAAGTCGCCCGTCCTGCTCCTGCCACTGTTTCGCGTGCGCCCAGGCATCACTACCCGCAAAAATAATGACTTCGGTCATTTTGTCGTGTGGCTGTTTTTTTAAGTTCGGTGCCAGTTTCATTTTGTGCCCCTGAATGCGTTAATCATGTTTTTCATTTTCTGAATATTTGCCCGTGCCTTTGCGTTGCTGGTGGGCTGTTTGCGTGGTGTGGCCTGTATCAGTGAAAAATCACGCCGGAACTGATAAACAGGCATCACGCAGTCGTAGCTGTACCCATCACGGCGGTAAGTAACGCACCGTCCGGCAATACTTTTAATCGTTACCGTGCCGCCGTAGTTATCCCGGAAAATATCGCCGGGGCGGATTTCAGGCCGAGGGAGACCACTGGCAGTAAAGCCAGAATTTTTCTTTTTCATGGTTTTATTTTCCTGTCAGCAGTTCCGGTTTTATTTCCGCACGAATACAGAGTTCAGAAAAAAATTCAGGAGAACCAACAATCTCATTACTTTTCAGTCGGCATTGTGATTTCACTTTCCCTTTATCCAGGTAAACCAGTATGCGTCCGGTGAAATCATCTGGCACACTCAGGGTAATTGTCATTGTTGCTTGCTGATTATCCATGATTCACCCCCTGAATAACCTGATAACCGCAACTGGTCAGCAATTCGATAAATTCCGGCAGTGTTCCGAAACAGCAATCATCTCGCAGCCGTTCTCGGGATACTTCAACGCCGTTTTCGTAGTGACTCACCATGCGTCCGGTAAAATGCAGATCATCATCGTGATGGCTCGTTAACGGCTTAATCAGTCGCGCACGTTCTGCCAGCTCCAGCAATGCTTCAACGCTTCCGGCAATTGCACCATCCGGCAGGTGATAATTACTTGCCACGCGTCCATTCTCCACGTTAACCAGTAGCTGCCCGGTGAATTTCTCATCAAACTGAATGCTGTTAAGGTCAGAAATTGACAGGTTAATCATGGCGTACCTCCTGGCGAATACGGGCAGCGAATACCATCACGCAGCCAGCCGGGGATTGCTGGCGTGCTTCCTGTTCGCTGGTGGCCACGATGTGAATCACGCGCGGTTGTGCCGTGCTCAGGGCGATAAAACGCCAGATGTATTTATTCAGGTTGTACGAGTCCCGCCCTTGCGGGTGTCTGGTATAATTTCTCATAGCTACCTCGATACGCTTTCTATCGTTGGTGGTTAGAAGCCCGGTTAGTGTTAGCGCACTGCCGGGTTTCGTCGTTTCTGCACCTTGCATCAGTAAGGTGTTGAACACCAATTTAAGCCCTGGTGTTAAACACGTCAAGTGTTGAACACTTATTTTTTTTCCTGCATACTGCATTTGTTTTTTGTAAGGGGTACACAACATGGCAACAAAAGCAGTAAACGCAAAATCACAAACAGTTGCGGCAAGGGTTCCGCATGAAGTTATGAACAATGTTGAGGCGGTAAAAATGCCTGGTGAAAGTACAGGGCAGTTTGTAACAGCAGCATTAAAGCGAGAAGTTGAATACCGCCAGCGTCGCAAGGCCAAAGAGCAGGAATAGCCCCACCGGAATTTTTTTCCGGTTACGCTTTGCCCACCAGCCGCAAATGTGGCATTGTTGGTGATGCGTTCAAGTATGTAGCTTTTCCACTGGCGGCTCTCTGCGGTCGCCTTTGTTTTATCCAGAACGAAATCAGACATCAGATTGATCAGCACCTGGCGACCTGACAAAATCGCATCAGTCGCGCCACCAGCAAAATTTTTTGCTTTCCGGACGGCGTGACCAACGGCATTTTGCAGCAAAATATTCTGCATTTCTGGCGTGCTGTAGTAACGGTGATCAGCGCCTTCACTCTGTGCGACCACAACGCTATAATCTGCCTCGTAGACAGTAAGCAATATGGCGCAGTAGGCTATTCGTTCACAAAGGCGCTCCGGCAACGGGGCGCTTTTTGTTATGTTCATCGCGTTACGCCTCACACCATTACGCAGCCGTTCCGCGCGCTTCTTCCTCGCGTTCTTTCAGCCAGGCCAGCACCTCATCTTCATACCAGCCAACACGACGCAGACCGATTTTGAAGCCTTTCGGGAATTTTCCGGCGTTGATCATGTCCTGTAGCGAACTGTCTGCCTTGATGCGCAGAATATTTTTTACTTCCTGACGGGTAAGGATTTTTCTGATTGTTTCCACTATGTTTTACCTCGTTAATCCGGCGTATTCCGGTGATAAATACGGTAAAACAGGGCAGGGCGGGAAAAACAGTACCCACCGTTTTAAAACGGTACCCACTGTTTTTTATCTCATTGATTACGCTTTTCTTTTTGCAAAAAAATAGCGACCGCAAAGGGCCGCTATTGTGATTACCGCTTCCACTTCTTAGGTCGTCCACCGCATTTAAGGCTGGTGGGTCTCAGCACCTTGTCGATGCTTTCAGCCAGATTTTTCGATGCGCCACGCGAGCGCAAAAAACTGACTACCTCGTGTTTTGTGGGGGCTGTTGATTTGTCTTCCGGATCGTACGTTGACCAGAATTCACGATTTGCCATTAAGGCCAGTTGCAGGCCTTCGCCGTAGGCGGTGGTATTTTGCATAATAGAATTTTCATATACTCCGGCCTTGTCGTTAAATTTGTGGCAATTATACGATGGTTTGGCATGGTTTTCACTGGTTGCACTGGCTTTTTGTACAGTTACACGGCACGGATACCCCTTTTACCACTGGCTATGGTCACTCCGGTAGCTGCGGCCTCTACAAATTCCCCCCACCAGCGCATAAGCACCACGCGCTTTTCCAGGTAGTTACTTCGGTTATATGCTCGCCTTACCTCGTTCGTGTCCACGTGTGCGAGTGCGGCCTCGATTACGTCCGGCTCGAATCCTTCCTCGTTCGCTGCTGTACTGAATATGGCGCGTAATCCGTGAGACACCAGCACACCAGCGTATCCCATCCGGCGCAATGCAGCGTTAGCGGTCTGGCTGCTCATTGGCAGCATTGGATTTTTAAGGCTGGGAAAAACATGTTCCCTGTGTGCGCTGATTGGCTTCATTGTTTCCAGTACAGCCATCGCCTGACCGCAAAGAGGGATCACATGGTCACGGCGCATCTTCATGCGTCCGGCTGGAATCGTCCAGGTTTCGGCATCGAGATCTATTTCTTCCCAGCGTGCGGCGGCTGCTTCGGCTGGGCGTGCTACGGTCAGCAGTTGCCACTCAATCAGCAATCTGGTTTGCCGTTCTATGCTGGCGACCGATAAATCGTGCATTAGCTGCGGTAGCTGTTCCGGTCGGATGGTTGGCATGTGCTTTTTGGTGGGTGAGGGGAATGCCTTGCGGACGTTCGCGGCGGTGTTGATGTCAATCAGCCCACTGTTGGCAGCAAAATCCATCACTTCATTGATGCGTTGTAAAACGCGTTTCAGGGTTTCCAGGTTGCCGCGTGCTTTAATGGGTGTGAGTATCTCAACAAAGCGGCGAGCTGTGAGGGTATCTATTGGCGTGTTTCCGATGTACGGGAATACGTATTTTTCCAGGGATCGCCAGATATCCTTAATCGTGTTGTAAGCCAGATTCTGGCCTTTTTTCATCTCGTACCAGTCCGAGGCAACTTTTTCGAACGTGTTGCCCTTTTTCCGACTCTCTGCTTCACGTTTCCGGCGTTCGTGGTCCTGTGGGTCAACTCCCTTCGCTATGAGTGACCTGTATTCATTCCGTCGTTCTCTGGCATCGGACAGGGAAACATCATTCAGCGATCCGAGGCTGATGATAGTCCGTTTTTTATCTGCCGGGCGATAGTACGTAAAACGCCAGATTTTTGATCCGGAGGGTTTCACCAGAAGAAATAATCCTCCACCATCCTGCAGGGTGTATTCCTTTTCCCCTGGTCGTGCGTTTTTGATCTCCGTAATGGTTAGTGGGGTGGTTTTTCGTGCCAT